TGGAAACGTAAGTACGGTATAAGAATATTGTTCTTGGATTATATTCAGTTAGCAGGAGATAAATCTAAAGGAAACAATAGAGAACAAGAAATATCATCTATATCTAGAAACCTAAAAATGCTGGCAAAGGAGTTGAATATTCCTGTGATTGCTTTATCACAGCTTTCCAGAGCAGTAGAAACCCGTGTAGATAAACGTCCAAGACTTAGTGATCTGCGTGAAAGTGGAGCAATTGAGCAAGATGCTGATGTAGTAACATTCCTTTATCGGGAGAATTATTATAATCCTGATGCTGAATTACCTTATGAATTAACTTCAATAGGTGCTAATGCTGAGTTCTCTTTTGCTAAGTATAGGAGTGGTTCACTTGAAACTAAGGGAATATATTTCGATTCAAATAAAGTGAAGTACAGTGATCCTGAAGAACATAATGATAATAATAATTGGTTGGATGAGCCGGATAATAAGATACCAGCTGGTAATACTGACGAAGCATTTTAATAAGATAAGATATGCCAAATAAAGCTAAATCAATTAGACCTTTCTGGGTACCTGAACGGGTTGCCTTTGGAGGAAGGAGCAAGGATAACTCTAAGTTCTACAACGGTAGGAAGTGGAGGAAGTTCGCAACAGCATTCAGGTTAAAGAATCCTGTATGCGTGAAGTGTGAGCAAGAAGGCAGAGTAACTGCCGCCGCTGTATGTGATCACATAAGAGGTTTGCCTTTCCTGTTGGAGAATAAGATTGATCCGATACAGGAGAGTGAATGCCAGTCCTTATGTCATAAGTGCCATAATAGTAAATCTGGTAAAGAATCGCACGGATATCGTGAAAAAAAGTAGAAAAAGGGGGCATAGGGGTCAAAACACAAATGACTTCAAGCCGCTGTACATCGTCACTTAAGTTGAATTTTACTCGGTGATGATTTTTAGGTAGGGGGGGTAAGAATATAATTAAAATTATTGATATGGAAAACAAAGGTAAAATGATTGTAATGAAAGGGGAAGGCAAAACAAATGCTGCAGATCTCTACACGCCTCTTTCGAAGTTGCCAGTGTCCAGCTCCCGTTTTAATCTGACTAAAGATCAAAACTACTGGTATGCTTATTTTGGAGATCAGTTAGTGGCTACTAAAAAATTAATGCGCCCGGATCTTATCCATCTGCACCGACTTGCCCGGTCTGTAGATTATTATATCCAGGCAGAAAACAAAATTCAGGAAAAAGGTTACAACGGCGGACTTATTCAAACTTTCTCCAATGGAGCCACAAATGTAAGTGCTCACATCACTATCCGGGAAAAGATGCTGAAGGAAATTGACGAACTATCAAAACACTTTGGATTCTCATTCCTGGATCGCAAAAAACTGAAAGAAGAAAAACAACCCGACAACCAACTCGACGCCTTCGAACAACTTCAACAAGCCCTGAAACAATCATCATAAAATGGAAATCACAAAAGAAATGCAAAACTCCATTCCCTTCCGATACGCACACGACGTACTGGATGGAAAAATAATCACGGGCCGCCGCATTCAGCAGGCTTGTGAGCGTTTCTTTAGATGGATCGATGAAGCCGATGAAAAAGGCTTTTACCTGGATCACGAAATAGGGATGCAGGCAATCAATTTCTTTCCGGCATTGCTTAATCACACAAAAGGTTCCCTGGCAGGCCAGCCGTTTTCACTGGCTCCATTCCAGAAGTTTACAATGTATAATGTTTTCGGATGGAAAAAAAAGAAAACAGAAAAACTAAAGACCTCTAGGGTAGAAGAATTAATGCTTATGGATCGGAAATATATGGAAAAGCTATCCGAAAAATTTGATATAGATCCTTCCGAGTTTCCTGAAAAGGAAGATTTAGCCGCTAAAATTTTTGATAAAGAACCTGATTTACGCCGCGTGAAAACCGTATATGATAAACGTGCGAAAAAGAACGGAAAATCTGCAGAGATGGCTGGGGTTGCTTGCTTTGGAATGAGCTTTGACAATGAGAGTGAAGCCGAAGTCTATGTTGGCGCCACAAAAGAAGAGCAGGCCAAAATATGCTGGAAACAGGCCAAAAGCTTTATCGACAGTCACCACGCAAACCCTTTGATGCAACAGGTTTTGAAATTCCGCTGCAAGCAAAAGGAAATTTGGTGCGATAAAACAGGATCAGTACTTATGCCGCTTGGAGGTGATTCAAAAACACAGGATGGAATCAATTCCCACATTGCTATAATTGATGAATACCACGCACATAAGGATGACAGCGTAAAAGAAAACTTGGAATCTTCTTCAGTAAACCGGAGCCAACCCATTACCTGGCACATCACAACCGCCGGAGTTTTTATCCATGGAGTTTGCAAAAATTACGAAGATGTCTGCAAAGAGATCCTCGACGAAATAAAAGAAGATGATTCCCTGATTATTATGATCCACGATCTGGATGAAGATGACGATTGGGAAGATGAAACTACCTGGATCAAGGCAAATCCCTTATTGGGCCAGGGACTTTCAATAGACAGGTTCCGCGACGAATATCTGAAAGCCGTAAACCAACCCAGTAAAGCTTCCAATTTCAAAACAAAACACCTCAATATGTGGGTAGATGCTCCCGAAATTAGAATTCCGGAAGCCGTTTGGAACAAAAACAACGGCAAGATCCAGCTTAAAAACTTCCTTCGCGGCGGCGCCGTTATCGGTTTGGACCTTTCCACGAATATAGATTTAACCGCCGCCGTGGCTGTGAGCGAACCAGATGAAAACGGCTTTCGCGATGTGCTTCCGCTTGTGTTTTGCCCGCTTGATAATATCATAAAACGCAGCAAGGAAGATAAAGTTCCCTACAAATTTTGGAAAGATATGCTGCTTTCACAATTTATCGACTTCACCGGGACCGACCTTGAAAACGATCCCTTCTTTATGAAAGTCACCGCCCTGATAGCTACTCCCGGTGACCAGATAGATTATGACACTTTAGAAAAATATGTAAAAGCATTTTACCAAGTTCTGGATATAAAATGGATAAATTATGACAGGCACAATGCCACCCAATTGGTTCAAAACCTGACTACCGATGGCTTTAAAATGTTCCCTTTTGCGCAAACAATCCTGTATTATTCCGCTCCAACAAAAGAATTTGAACGCCTTGCCTTTCTGGGTAAACTTCGCACCGGTGGCCACCCTATTTTAAAGTGGTCCCTATCCGGCTGCGTGGCAGAAATGAACCCCAATGAAGATATCCGCTATTCAAAAAAAATCGCCACCAAAAGAATAGATCCCATCATAGGGACCATAATGGGCTTGGCGGGCACAATGACCCAGGAAGACACCAACGAATCCAAATACAACAACGATAACGAGGAAATTTATATTTAATCGTACAGACGCACAAATTGTGCGTCTCATCAACCAAAACCCAATTATTATGACAATAGAAAATGTAAATGAAGTTGAAACAGAAGTAAAAAGGCTTCAAAAAAGGATAGATGCCATTAAGAAACGCTATTCAAATAAGGTAGATTACCTATCTGGCGACGATATTTTTCGCGGCTGCAAAGAAACCGGAGCGCTCAAAAGAGCGGCCCTCGATTTAAAAATGGAATTGACAAAACTCACATAATGCGCAGCAACCCATTCACCCAAAAAGAAATCACATTTATCCTGAATAACAGGTTTAGATTCTCTTCCAGAAAAATGGCAGATAAACTAAACTGCTCCCGTAGTAAAATTCAAAACCTTTACCGCAAAAAAGGACTTTCCTTACCTGCTTCAATAAAAGAAAAATTCAGAAGAGAAGGATTGCAGGGCCGCACTTGTTTGACAGCAGAAATGGAAACTTTTGTCCTGGAGAATTACCTCACAATGCCAATAAAACCTCTTGGAGAAATAATAGGCAAATCCTACGGAGTAATTATGACCAGGCTTCGGCAATTGGGGTTAAAAATCCCTGAAGAAATCATAGAAAAACGAAAAAAAGAAAGCCAGATCCAACCCGGAACGCCCGGCTGGAACAAAGGAATGAAGCAAATAGACTATATGTCGACAGAGACAATTGCTAAAACAAGAAAAACTTGTTTCAAAAAAGGCAACCAGCCCCACAATACCGCTGCTGGAGATGGCGAAATCAGCCTTCGAAAACACAAATCGGGGACCCAATATTTATTTATCCGTACAAAATTGGGCGTGTGGGAACCCTGGCACCGGGTACTTTGGGAAAAAGAAAACGGACCTATTCCAGATGGGTATTGCCTTTGGTTCAAAAACGAAAATACCCTGGACTGCAAACTTAAAAACCTTGAATGCATTACCCGTGCCGAAAACCTGAAACGCAACTGGCACGAATATCCACCGCAATTAAAAACAGCAATTAAATTAACCAATAAATTACAAAAATTATTATGAGCGATTCAACAAATTCAAACAATTTAAACAAATTGAACAAACTCCTTTTTGAAACCCTGGACGGGGTGATCACCAAAACAAAATTTGAAGACAAACGTGTATATGCCATCGTACAACTTTCAAACTCCATCATCAACAACGGAAAACTGCAGCTTGCCGCCTACAAACTCGCAAAATCTGAACAAACCCCGCAATTATTCGGACTGCCAGAGGCTGCCGATAGAGATCCCGTACATACGCCCAAATTGGGCGTATCAACAGAATCATCTTCCGAAAGAGAAAAAAAAGAAAAACGCCGCATCCAAACCGAAAAAAACCGCCACACTCAAATGAACTCCTTTGCCGACGAAAAAGGCTTTAAAAACGTATCAGAAGCAATGGACCAAATGACCAAAACCGTATTTATGGCCCAATTTGAAAACTGGATGAACCAGTAAAGACGCACTATAGGGCGTATCAGTAAATCTGCCCAATTTGGGCGTCTCTCTAACCCAACCCAATTATGAACTCCCAACTTCAAGAATTACACCAGGAAATCAAACTCTTAAAAACCCTGGGCACACGCCAGGGATTCTTCCAACACTATTTTGAAATGCTGCCCCGGCAACGCACCCAGTTTGAAACCTTCAACCTGGTGAACGACAAACATTTCGAACTCTTTGGAGAATACAGATATGAAAGTTACGACAGCTTTCGCAACCAGGTAGCACACTACCACAAAAACAAAAAATGAAAGAAACACTTCAAATATCCGGCATCCTGCTCCTGGCATTTTTGCTGCCAATGCTCACCAGCTGGCTCCTTGATTGGAGCTGGATTGACCATAACTGGACCAGAAAAACACTGGTAATTTTACTGATGCTCGTTGAAATTGCCTTATCAGTCTTTATACTAAGGGGAATGTTCCCGAAGAAATAAAAAAAATAATTAAAAAATAAATTATGAATCATAAAGAAAAAGCAGAAGATATCTGTATTAATATATCAGAAGAACTTAAGATGTTTATGAATTTTGAGGTGGAAATTTTTAAAGACAAACATTCCTGGAAGATGAGGATGGACACGGTATCAGGTATTTACATATTCACACCCGATTTAAATCAAAATCTAATGTTCAATGTGTATAGGTTTATTTCTAATTACGGGTTAAGACTTCACGGCTGGGGTTTGGTTAACAAAATATCAGAAAATAGCGTTAACTTTCAAACCCAAAAGAATAAAACAACCCAAATCGGCTGGAACGACTTCGGCGTAAAATCCCCCGTCGGTATAAACCCTAAACTACTTTAGCAAGTCCTTAACCGACGTCCCGAAAAACCCCGCCAATGTTTCTAAAGTGTCTATAGAGATCTTCTTTAACCTGAAAGACAATTGCTGCTGACTAAAGCCCAAAGCTTCTGCTAGTTCTTTATCGGTCCTAATGCCTTTTTCGGCCATTAATATATCCAGGCGGGTATCGTTTCGTTCCATAAGGCTAAACTACAAAAACAAAGGAATATAAACA